ATACCAAGTTTCCGATTTTTCTGCATGAAAATGCATACTGAATTTTGATTCTTTAGTAAAGTTTAAAAACTTGGCACAATATTTGTCATTATCGGCCCATATAGTTTCGTTTCCCCAGGCTTTTTTTACAATTTTACTGGTCACTATAGTCCTGCTTCTTTAAGAATAAGTTTACACCACTCTGCATCTGCAACAAAGTCCTTAAATCGTTTACTCCAGTGGTCTGGATCGATACATGGCATTATGATATTGAGCTGTTCTTGATTGATGTCATTAAGCCATCTAATTCCACTGTCGCAATTATAAATAACCCAAGGGCTAATGCGTCCAGTTGATATGTGATGACATATGAGATTAGAAGCACCAAGCTTAAAATAATTACTGAAATTGTTTTCCAATTTTTCATTACTGTTTGCATATTCTTGCATCTCCTTTAATGCTCTTTCCATGGCATCTTGAGCAGGTTCTCGTTTTAAATACTCCAACAACCATGTGTTGTATAACTTTTCTTTGGTCCAGTGATCTAATTTATGATTATTTGACAATAACCAGTCAGTGAAACTTACAACATTGATAGCTCGTAAATCAACTAGATAGCGTCCATAACGAACAAAAGCAATATAAAAATTACTATTACAAAAGTCAGAGTAGGCTTTAAATTTTGCGCTTCCTTGCGTTTTTTCATAAAATCTTAGATAAGCATTGAACCCTATCTGAACTCCTTGCTCATTTTGTTGATTGTGGCGGCGTTTAGGTTCACAAAGATGTGACAATAATGTGCTTTCTTTTGTATAGCTTTTTTTACAAAATTGGCAAGTAAAGTTCAATCTAATACCTTTTTAATCTCTTTGTCTGTCATGCCTAAACTAATTAAGTAATCTTTTAAGTCTTGTTCAGATGTAACATTGACCAGTGCTTCAATGTCTTTAGTTTTCATTTCTGGATATTGGGAAGCAAGTAACTTGTAAATTTTATTATTGCCTTCTTTTTTCTTACTTGGTTGCCAATAATGGCGTTGACTGCCCATATCTGGACTTACTGTAGTACATAATAGCCACTGCAATTTTTCATGTTTACCAAGATCAAAAAAATTAATATTGACTCTTTCGTTTGTGGCTCTTAAGTACCATTCTTGTAAATCTGGACCACCGTCCACATTTGCGCAATATTTCAGCATGATATATGTGCTAAACTTTTTACGCTCTGCTTCACTTAACTCATCAACAAAATTACGATTTTTTGTATCAAGTTGATACATTTCGTTTTTAATACTTAACTTATCCATGAGTCTTCAATAAATTATAAGTAGAAATCATTTGATCAACATAATCTCGTAATGTTGGATTTCTATCTGCCATTTCAAGTATTTCAAGGAAATTAGCATATGATAAATTATATTTCAATCCTTTCATAGGATCAATACGAACTGACATATTTTCATATACCAATGTGCGTTCTGTACTTTGCATTTCTCTAGCATAGACAGTTGTTCCCCCGTCAGGACTTTCATATATAGTATTATTATTTACATAAATGGTGTTCATGTTACCAACATTTATTATAATTTATAACTTCACTCTGTCTACTAATATCTTTTACAAAATAAACACATAATGGTTTTGCTCCTGTGGTTTCTAAAGGTATGGCCAATAACTGTCCTGGCTTTAGTTTAGGAAAATACCATTTTACATCTTGATAAATATCCACAACTTCTATAGGATAGAATGTAGGTCTAAAGCTGCTAAGTGGATTAAATCCAAATGCACTGAATCCTCTATCATTTAAGCTGGTGAGTGGCACTACTTCTAGATCTCCTAGATCATGTTCTCCAATTAAAAGCTGCCAATCTATAGGCATAGTAATTTCATGTGGTCCTATACGCAATACTAGAGCTGGACTGTTGAAACTTTCTAAAAAAATTAAAGGAATAAAAAAATAGTCTGGATCTTTAGGATCACTGTTATCCAAAACACAAAATCGAACATCATCTACTTCTTCTGGTATGCTTGTTAAATCATATACTGTATTTTCTAAAGTTAGTAATCGCATAAAATATTCTCTAAGTTGTTATTATACTATATTTTTTGTCATAAATCAATACACTTAAATTACTGCATTATGGTTCATTACAGTAATCCTACCAATATTGACCCACCTTGGTTGGTCAATCATCCATTCAATAATTTTAACCACATCACCTGGTCGTAATGGAGTTTCATTCTGAAAATTATACTCAGTGTATCTTGTTTCTGGTATTGACCTTTTAGTAAAATCATGAAAGTTTGTAGGTATAATTGTTGCTGGTTCAAGCACACTTACTCTTACATCTTTTTTCTTACTTTTTGCAAGCCCAATGGTGAAGTCACTTAGTGCACTTTTTGTTGAGTTATATACGAGCCTAGTTGCATTTTGCCCCCAATTATGAACACTTGTACTTGCAACACTACTTACATTTATAATATCACTGCCTTCATTTAATTTATTATAAAATTTTACTGTTAAGTCCAAGGCAGCAAGAAAATTTAACTCTACCATATCACTAAAATGATCTTCCATCATCATGCCTGCATTGTTTATAACAACATCAGGCGTGTATTTTTTTACAATATAATTTCTAAAATCTTCTTTTTTGATATCACCAACTTCAGTATGGCCAAGTTTCCTACTAATTGTAATTAAATTATAGCTATCTTTAAACCATTCAGAACAGGCAAATCCTAATCCAGAACTTGCCCCTGTTATTAGCATCATCTTCTTCATGTTATTGCCATTCTACTTTGTCTATACTAAAAGGATAATTAGCATCTTTATAAAAAGCTTTGCGTTTAGTAAGATGTCGTTTGCTAAACTTACAGGTACTAGTAATGTCCCAAATCTCGACATGATCCTTATCTTCTGCTTTTCTAATACCCCTACCAATACTCTGAATTACTCTAACAAAACTTTTACCAGGTTCTAATAGAACTAAATTGAAAATTCTTGGAATATTGATGCCCACTGCCGCAACACCATAAGTCGCTACAATAATTTTATTGTCACTTATAGCTACTTGGTCATATTCTTCTTTTCTACTAGCGGCCTTTGTTGTGCCACTAACAAAAACTGCATCTGTTAATTGGCCTACCAACTCCTTACCTGCAGCCACCCTATCCACTAATACCAATGTGTTGCCAGATTGCCTTATTTTTTCAATTGTTTTGGCAATATAGGTTAGCCTTTCTTTATTTTCTAGTAAATATTTTAACTCTTGTTGATAAGTCTTATACTCTGTAAAGTCGGTTAGTTGCAATATGTTAACATGACACTGAGCTAAATGCCCTGCTTCTTGTAACTCACTTGCACTCAATCTACCTACTACTTCTCCAATACAACATTTTAGTGCCATAAATGCATAATCTTCTTTGGGAATAGTACCAGTTAAACCCCATCTTAGTGGAACTTTACTAAACACAGAACTTAACAATAGTTTTAAAGAATCAGCTTTAGCCATATGAGCTTCGTCAATTATTACACATACTACCCCTTCAATGAATTCGTCGATAGTACAAACCGCCTCTCCATTTTTAGTGTCTTTTAACAAATTATTAAGGCTTTGCCATGTACAGATAGTATGTTGTTTATTGTAATCCTTACGATCACCAAAATATACACCAACATCAAGTCCTACATTGATATAGTCAGACTCTGTTTGTGTTACTAGACTTTTATTTGGCACAATTACAATACTACGACCGTAGTTTTGCACACTTGCGGACATCACTGCAGTCATAATAGTTTTGCCCGAACCAGTGGCAACTTCTTGTATGCACTGAGGGTTCTCTAAAAACCTGTTGATAATATCTAACTGATAGTCTCTTAATAGTATAGGTTTACCAGCTTGTGGATGTTTGTCTGGCCAATTTATATGTGCAAAACTATCCTCTTTAACCGCGTTAAAATTAAAGGTTGTTGTGTAATTCCTTAAATCCTCTATGTCAATGTCATAATCATTTTGCTCTAGAAAGGGCAGAATGTCTGACAGTAAATTAATAAAGGTACTTCCACCTAAGGTAAAAAAACCAACCTTGCCGTCCCATCTGCCTAAACGAACACTTGGGCTATATCTAGCTCCAGGAATTTCATACTTGAATTTATTTGTTAAGGTTTTTCTATGGCTTAACTCTAGTCCCTCTAGCTTTACATTTACTTCGTCTCGTATAATTAGTTTGCATTTCATTTTAAAAAAATTACCTTTTCTGCTCGTCTAATCCAGTCCTGCTTTTTGTATCCAACCAATACATTAGTCATTGACACCATAAGTTTTATTTTACCTATAAATTTACTAGTTTTCTTTGTATTAAGATATACGATTTTGTCTGTATCCTTTTTAGGTGTGCCCGTATCATAAACATATACTGGCAACCTATCAGTCTTTTCCGCATACTTAATGATATTCTCTATTTTTTGTTCTGAACTTTGTGCTTCTAGTTTACGCTTAGTAAGCAACTCTAGTTCATTCTCACTAACACTTTGTGCTAACAAATTAATTAGTTGTTGATCTACAGTGTATTGCAACACACTGCTATAATCAACTAATTTGTATAAATTATTTATTGATAGTTCCCCTACATTTTCTTTAAGATAATGTAATAAACTTTCTGGAGCATTTGACACTATTAACTGACCATCAACCTGAGTAAGTTCTATTTTATAAGGAATTGTTTCCATTTCTACAATTTTTTCTGCTGCAGAAATTAGCGTAGGGTCAATACTAAATTGATGCAAATTACCAAATGTTACAATATAATTGACAATGTACTCTGTCAAACCTAAATTCCAAATTTTATTTTCATGGTCAAATTCTACTTTACCATATCCATTTGTAGCAATGCTCTTTATATTATTAATCCATTCTGTATTATAAGGAAACTTTACTTGTATTTTTCCGTCCTTAAG